CAAAATGGCAAGACCTAACGAGACTCGACTAATAGATATAAATACCGGTACTAAACTAAGCCCGATTTGGGTGGGGGCGTTTGTAACTTTTGAAGACGAAAAAACACTGCGCGCCACTCTGTTTTCCGGCGACCCTTTGCACTCGATACATATTGATAAACTGCGAGGGAGGGGGGAGTTATACCGAGACCCCCTAAACCCACGCGAAGCGACGCTTGAAAAATGCGATAAAGTTTACAACGAAATACGGGAGGAACTCGACGCCGCTTTGCGAAAGTTTCCAACGTGGCCAACTCGCGGACTTGACGCGGTGGGCGTGCTAAACGAGGAAGTCGGGGAGCTTAACAAGGAAATTTTTCAAATGACTTACGAGCCACACAAAACAGATAAAGACAAAATCCGTAAAGAGGCGGTACAGGCCGCCGCGATGGCGATCCGGTTTTTACTCAGTCTCGAAGTGTACAATTACACGCCGGGCGAACAACACTCGCAGGGCGGCGCGATATGAGCCAATTACACGATTGGGCGTTGCGTTGGGCAATCCCTTACGACGCATTAAAAGAACTCTCGGCCACACTTGGCGCCGTGATCGTTGAACCGTCGCCCATGTCGGGCAAGTCCGAAGCGGCTGTCCAGGCGGCAAAACGTTTGCAGGCGAGCAACCGGGGTGGCCGGTTGTGGCGTAACAATCTCGGGGCGTATCTTGACGAGCACGGGAATTTTATCCGCTACGGCCTTTGCAACGATACGCCCGCCCTAAATAAAGTAATGAAGTCTTCCGACCTTATCGGCGTTTACCCGTTACGAATTACACAAGAACACGTCGGATCGATTGTCGGGCAGTTTTGGGCGGTCGAGTGTAAAGCCGGTAATTGGACGCACGTAAGCGACGACCGGGAAGAAGCGCAGTTAGCGTTCGGGCGCCTTGTTGTGGCGTTGGGCGGTCGGTTCGAATTTGAAAATGGGGCAAATCGTGGCTAAGGCGTTCCGGCTAACGTACACCTTTGGCCGCAGTCGGAGGGCAACCCCGCCGTGGATAACGCCGGAACAAATTGCCGAAATGAAGGCGTATCACGACAGCCTCCCAGATGACCCCTGGAAGAGGCATACAAGCCATCTATACACGGCGGCGAACCGGCACATCGACGACCCAAGTTATTTACCCTTCTTGCAGAAGGACCCGTCGTCAGCGATCGAGAGGTGGAGAAGGGGGCCGTTAGCAAATTACATTACCAGGGACATGGCCACTGAAGGGGACCCGATTCGTGCACTTGCAGAGCAAGGGATCACTCATCTGCCGGAAAGCATGACCAAATCCCTGCCGGGGGTTGGCCCCGGATTGCCCCTGCTAAGAGAACGGCAAGGCTTTCCTGCCAAAGAAACGGCGTCGACGAAGCTCGGTAAAATTTGGGAAAGGATGGCGGACTCCAGGGTAAATGCGATAAAGAAAAACGAATACGGGGACACGGTGTATTCTTATAAAGATGAGATAGGTTACCCCAAGGGGGACCCCGATTTTTATGGGTTGGTGGACAAAATCAGCAGTGGGATCAGGAAGGGCGACATAGACCCGGCATCGGTTAGCCGGGGCAACTTTACCGTGGAGGCAGCAGTAAGATATGCCGACAAAGTCAGGAAGGACATAGCCAATACCAAAATGGCCCCTGACGTGTTTAAGGAGTACCCCGATACCGGCCATAAATGGGTTCAACTGAATAGGCCCGGTCAATTTGCGGATGAGTCCGATGCTATGAGGCATTCCGTCAGAGGATATGAGCCCCCTGAGTTGGGCCTGGGTGGGCACGCCATGTACGGGGCCGGGGGTTTCCCTGCTATCGAGTCGGGGGAGGCAAAAATCTTTTCCTTGAGAACCCCCACCGGAAAGTCCGCTGTCACTGTTGAAGTCGTTCGAGGCCCCGACGGTGTCTATAAAATTTCCCAAATCAAAGGGCATGCCAACTCGAAACCGAAACCCGAGTATTCCCAGATGGTCGAAGACCTGAAAAGACAATTCGAACAGTAATGAGCGACCTTCCCGCCATCCCCCGGAAATCGTTTGAGACCCTCTCGGATCGGGAGAGGGCGCTCGTGATGTGCTATGTGGAATCCGGATACAATTTGTCGGCCACCGTGAGGGAAACCGGCATATCCACTGCCCAAGCAAAGAGGATGATGGCTATTCCGAACGTCCGGAAGGCCATTCTGGAAGTCCAAGAAGACATCGATTCGATCGATTTCCTGAACGAGAAATGGGTCAAGGCGCAAATTCTGAGGCTCTTCCCGATGGTCATGGGCGACGAAGATACCCCCGCCCTGGACTCGAGGGGCGAGCAAGTGTTCGTGAGGCAGTTCTCCCCGTCCGTAGCAATGAAAATTCTCGAGTACGTGGCCCCGAAAAAGGCCAGCGGGGTTTCGGTGACTGTCAACACCGGCGCTGAATTCACTGGGATGTCCGACGAGCAGCTGGACGAGTTCATCAGGGCCAAGCTACATACTTTCCCAATGGAAGGGACGATCAGTGAAGTTCCCAAAGAAGCCTTACCCACTTCCGAAACCGCCCAAGAAACCCTGTCCGAAGTAACGGAGCCCCTCAAATGACGGCGATGGTTTCCAGAGAAGCCCTTGCTGCCGCCGTAGCGGAGAGGTACCGTCGTGCCAGAGAACGGAAGATAGGAACGTATTACCCGGACACCGGCCCCCTGCGCAGAGAGCTTTACCCGAAGCATTTGAAATTCTTCGAGGCCGGTTCGAGATATCGCGAGCGCATGATGATGGCCGCGAACCGGGTTGGGAAAACGGAAGGGGTCGGGGGATACGAGTTGGTACTCCACCTGACCGGCGAATACCCATCCTGGTGGACCGGAAGACGGTTTAACAGGCCCATCAAGGCATGGGCGGCTGGTGATACCGGAAAGACTGTTCGAGATATCCTCCAAGAAAAGCTCCTAGGCCCCCTGGGGGATATGGGGACGGGCCTGATCCCCAAGACGAGCATCGTAAAGGTCATGAACAAGGCCGGGATTGCCGATGCCGTCGAAATCATCATGGTCAAGCACATTCATGGGGGCGTTTCGAGGCTTACTCTGAAGTCCTACGACCAGAGAAGGGAAGCGTTCCAGGGGACGGAGCAGGACGTGATTCTGCTGGACGAGGAGCCGCCCCTCGACGTGTACACCGAGTGCCTGATGCGGACGATGACCAACAATGGGCTGGTGATGCTTACCTTCACCCCCCTGATGGGAATGTCGGAGGTGGTCCTGTCGTTCCTTCCGGGCGGAAAGATGTCCGACGTCGACCCGGAAATTGACGAGTCCTCCTCGAAGTTTTCCGTCATGGCCAGCTGGGACGACGTTCCTCACCTCACCGAGTCGTCCAAAAAACAACTCCTGGAGTCGATTCCGTCGTTTCAAAGAGATTCCCGGTCCAGGGGGATTCCTCAGCTGGGGTCCGGGGCCATCTACCCGGTGCAGGAAAGCGAAATCATCGTTCCGGACTTCGCCATCCCCAAACACTGGCCTCGAGGGTTTGCACTGGACGTCGGCTGGAACAGGACGGCGGCGATCTGGGGAGCCCACGACAGGGATTCCGACACGATTTATCTGTACAGCGAGCATTACAGATCGCATGCAGAACCCGCCGTCCACGCCGAAGCCATCAAGGGGCGCGGGAAATGGATTCCGGGGTGCATCGACCCAGCTGCCAGAGGCCGGTCGCAGAGGGACGGCGAGCAGCTGATGCAGCAATATGTCGATTTAGGTCTCCCCCTGGTCACCGCCATCAACGCCAAGGAAGCCGGAATATACAACGTATGGCAGAGGCTGTCGTACGGGAAGATGAAAGTATCCAAGAGCCTATCGAACTGGCTCTCGGAATTCCGGCTTTACCGCAGAGACGAAAAAGGACAGGTGGTAAAAGTCAATGACCACTTGATGGACTGCACCCGCTATCTGTCCATGACGGCTTCGGAAATCATGATCACCGAGCCATTCAACAAAGAACCCGAAGAAGATTCACACATCGCCCCCGGTGGTCACGCGTGGATGTCATGAAAACTGAGAGAGAATTCCTGTTGGAGATGAACGGGGCCTCCCTGGTGGTCGGTAAGTGCAGGGCCCTGCCGGTTGCCATTCAGGGCCTCGTGGCTGAAATCAGTTCGGTGTTCGTTAAACCCGGCATCCGGGGGGAAGGGAGGGGGCGTGCGATCATTGAAAAGGTTTGCAGTGACTTTGATGATGTCGGCGGCGCTCTCATTCTTCAGGCTGACACGAAATGGCTGGAAGAATGGTACTCCAAGTTCGGGTTCTTGAAGTTTCAGGAAGACCCAATCCTGATGGTCAGGCTGCCAAAAGCAGTGTCAAGAGTGGTGAGCTAGATGCCGACCCTCCTGGATTTGTTGCGCGACAGCAGGAAGGTGTCCTACAACGATGTTGTGGATCATAACAGGATTCCTGAAAGACTTCGCAACATTCCCCCGGCCCCCAAGGAGCCAGAGTGGGATATCCGGTCCGGTCTTCCCGAACCGGGCCTGGGGCACGTTGCGCCGGAAGAATGGCTCCCTACCGGTATCGGGACGAAACTGGCGGCTTTGGCGGGCAAAGGTGCCGTCCTAATGAGCGCAATAAAGTCTGCTGGGAAGTCCGGGTTGTCGCATAACCCGGAAGAAAGGGCCCTGGCATTTCTGACGGCCCAGCGCAATGCTGCCAAACCAGTCAGTGAGGGCGGTCTGGGGCTTCGACCGGACAACACGGCGGAGGAGAGAGCTGCCGCCATGGGGTTCAAGGGCGAGGGGTACCACTACAGCCAAGCCAAAGACGAAGTGAGCGAATTGGACCCGTTGAAGAATCCCATTGGCTATAAGTCAATGATACAAGATTGGGGGGCAAGCGATCTGGATTTTGTGGGCACCCACGTCGGAACTAAAGAGGCGGCTCGCCTTAGATTCGATGATACCCAAGGTCCGGGGAGAAGAATCGGAGGGGCCACATATCCGGTAAAGTTTGTCAATGATCGGCCCATGACAACCCCCGATGGGAACCCTTTGTGGGAATCAGAAATGATGGACAACCTGTTGGGGATGGCTCGTCCTCCCAGTGAGGTTTCTTCATTCCCAGTAATTGGGCTCGACAACGTGCCTCGTGACATGTTGCCGAAGGGGGAAATAAAGGCTATCCGCAAAAAGTTTGCTAGCAAACATAGTAATGCGCCGTATGTTAATGATTGGGAAGACATTGGCAGCACCAGTCACATGGTCCCTCCGCAGAATATCCGCTCCCGGTTTGCGGCGTTCGACCCGGCCAAACGAGGTGACCCTGATTTGCTGGGATACGCCGACCCGAGACTCCTTGGGCTTATTGCTGGCGGAACCGCTGGTGGTATTGCCCTGAATCAATTGCTGCAGTTGAACGGCACCCAACGATGAGCGACAAAGACGACGATCTACTCAAACAGGCCGAAAAGAGGCTTGGTATTTGCCGCACCGCTGAGAACGACAACTTCAACGACGCTCGCAGCGATTTAAAGTTCCTCAAGGGCGAGCACTGGCCCGAGGATTCCAAGCGCCAGCGTACCATCGAGAAGCGTCCCTGCTTGACCATCAACAAGCATCCGGCGTTTCTACGGCAGATCACCAATGATCAGCGCCAGAACCGTCCGAGTATTCACGTTCACCCGGTGGATGACGCGGCAGACCCCAAGCTGTCCGAAGTGTTGGAGGGAATGATTCGTCACATCGAGTACGCCAGCAACGCGGACATCTGCTACGACACGTCCGTTCATTCTGCGGCGGCTGTGGGATTCGGATATTTCCGGCTGATCACTGATTATGAGGCCCCGGACTCGTTCGATCAGGTGATCAAGTTCGACAGGATTCGCAATGTCTTCTCGGTCCATATCGACCCGTCCACCAAAAACCCCGATGGCAGCGACATGCAATATTGTTTTGTCGAGACCAGCATGTCCCGGCGAGAGCTCAAGCGCGATTACCCCAAGGCGGAGTCCGTTCAGACCGCCATCAACGACGACGACGAGGATAAGCTGGTGCTCGTTCTCGAGTACTACAGCATAGAGGAAACCCCCGATACCCTGCTGAAGCTGACCAACGGGGAAGTGGGGTTCAAGAGCGACCTGATCGAGCTCCCTGAGGGGGTGTTGGTTCTCCAGGAACGCCCCTCGTTCAAGCGCAAAGTGATGTGGAGGAAAATGGCCGGGTTCGATGATAAAGTGCCCGGCAAAGCCAACCCCATCAAGTATGAACCACGCCTCCTGGACGTCCTGGACGAAACGGAAATCCCCTGCTCGTATATTCCCGTGTTTTTGGTGATCGGCACCGAGGTGGATATCGACGGAAAGGTTACCTACTCAGGCATCATCCGCGACTCCAAAGACTCGGCCATGATGTACGACTTCTGGATGACGTCGGCCACTGAGGAAGTGAGCATGCGGCCCAAGACCCCCTACATCGGGGCTGAGGGGCAGTTCGCAGGCCACGAAGAGGAATGGAGACAGGCCAATGTTCGAACCTTCTCCTATTTGGAGTACAAGCCCAAGACCGTTAACGGGGTACTCGCTCCCCCGCCTGCTCGCCAACCTATGGCGGACGTTCCTCAGGGCGTACTCCAAATGGCAATGCACGCCTCGGACGAAATCAAGGCGGTAACGGGAATCTACGACGCCTCTCTGGGCGCGCGGGGCAATGAAACGAGCGGGCTGGCGATCAACTCGCGCAAGAAACAGGGCGACCTTTCCAACTTTCACTATATCGACAACCTGAGCAGGACGGTGCGCCACGCCGGGCGTTGTTTGGTGAACATGATCCCCAAGGTGTACTCGGGGCCGCGAATCGTTCGGGTCATCGGGAAAGATGATAAGGTGGGCCATGCGAAGATCAACCAGCCCGGTACTCCTGAACTGACCCAAGACGATCAAGGAACCATTCAAGCAGTTCAACAGGTGATCAATGACGTCACGGTGGGCAAGTACGATGTTACGGTACAGGCTGGCCCAAGCTTCTCCACCCTGCGCGACGAATCAAGATCGGCAATGATGGAGCTCAGCGGGAATTGGCCGAAGCTAATGGACGTGGCGGGCGATGAAGTGGTCAAGTCCATGGACTGGCCGGGGGCTCAGACTATCGCCGACCGAATTCGCAAGACCATTCCACCCGAATTCCTTGCCGAAGACGGGCAAGGCCAAGACTTGCCGCCGGAAGTCAAGCAAATGATGGATCAGGCCACACAGCATATCCAGGAGCTCGAGAAGCAACTTCAGGAGGCAGCCTCCGGGGAGCGGGTTGAGGTAATCAAGGCGAAGAAGGACATCGAGATTGCCAGGATGAACAACTCCAGCAAGATGGATGTCGAAGAGCTCAAGAGCTGGATTGCCCTGCAGCTTCAGGCAATGCAACCACCGCCCGCCCTAACGGCGGACGTGCAGCAAGACATTCAAGAGAACGACACCGCTTCCTCTGCCGGCCAGCAGGGGAACCAAGCGCAATAGGCCATCGTGGAGAATACCATGCCTGATGACGTAGCACTGCCCGAAGTAGAAACTCAACCTCAGGAGCCTGAGGTACTGGAGCCTGAGGTACTGGAGCCCGAGCCTCAAGAAGACCATGAGCCTGAGTCCCAAGAAGCGCAGCGGGGAAAGAAATCGGCCCAGCAACGGATCAACGAGATCACAAAGGCCAAGTATGATGCGGAGCGCGAAGCCGCCTATTGGAGGGGAATCGCAGAAGGTTCTCGTCCGCAATCTCAGCAAGCTCCTGTCCAGACCCCTGGTGAACCGGTTGCCAAGCCCAATCTTGCGGACTTTACTGACTACGAAACCTACATCGAGGCTCTGACCGATTGGAAGACCACCCAGAAGGTAAGTGAAGTGGTGCACCACCAGCGAGCCGCCACGGCCCAGGAGCGTCAGCAAGCGGAAGCCATGGAACTGGCCAAGGGCTGGGCCAGCAAGCAGGAAACCGTTCGCAAGTCCATCGCGGACTACGATGAAGTAATGGGCGGGGCCGACACGGTTGTGGCCCCTTACATCACCGATGCAATTCTGACTTCCGACCGTGGGCCGGAAGTTGCGTATCACCTTGCAAAGAATCCGGCACTGGCGGAGAAGCTGAATAGGCTGAGTCCAATAGCGGCTGCACGTGAAATTGGTCGCATCGAGGCTGCGCTTGAGAAGTCCTCACCTGGAACATCCCGTTCCGCCCCACCGCCTCCAGCCAGAACCACAAGGTCATCTGCCACCATTCCTGGTGACCCTGCGAAGATGGACCACGAGGAGTATCGGGCTATGCGGGCCAAACAAGGCGCACGTTGGGCGCGATAACTTTCATTTCATAAGGAAACGCAATGAGCAACACACTCGTCACCTGTTCCATCGTCGCCAGGGAATCCTTGGCCATCTTGGAGAACATGCTTTCGTTCAGCACGATGGTCAATCGTGACTGGGAAGCCGAATTCACCAGCAACCAGTCCCGTGGGTACGCTCCCGGCCAGACGATCAACATCAAAAAGCCGCCGCGCTACACCTATCGGTCGGGTCGCGTCGCTGTTCCGCAGGCCACCGTCGAGACCACGATTCCGCTGACGCTGGCTCAGGGCGGTACTGACCTGAACTTCACCTCGCTCGAACGCACGTTGAGCCTCACCAAGTTGGAAGACAAGCTCCAGGCGGCGATGGCCACCGTTGCGAACGAGATCGACCGGCAGGGCCTGCAGTTGGCCCACTACAACACGTTCAACGCCCTCAACCCTACCGGCGCTCTCCCGACCACGCAGGCCCTGGCCCTCGCGGCGATCACCGACTGCAACCGGCGTCTGGATGAGATGGGCGCTGCCCGCGACAAGCAGCGTGGCTTCGTGATGGGTCCGGGTCTCAACAGCGCGGCCATCCAGGGCTTCGCCGGCCTGTTCAATGCCCAAGCAACGATCGGCAAGCAGTTCGGCAGCGGATTGATGGTTGACAGTCTGGGTCTGGCTTACGCCATGGACCAGAACGTCGACACCCACACCAACGGCGCGGCCACGGCCACCAACATCAACGGTGCGGGCCAGACTGGCTCCGCCATCACCGTTGTGGCCACCGCAGGCGGTACGCTTTCCAAGGGTACGGTCATCACGCTTCCCGGTGTGTTTGCCGTCAACCCGCAATCGCGCACCAGCACCGGCGTTCTCGCCCAGTTCGTGATCACCGCTGACGTCCTGGTAGGGTCCACCTCACTCCCCATCAGCCCGGCCATCGTCACTTCCGGCGCGTTCCAGAACGTCACGGCCAGCCCGACCACCGCTGCCCCGTACGTCATTGTCGGCGCTGCCTCCACCGGCTACCAGACGAACGTGGCCTTCCACAAGGATGCGTTCACGCTGGCCATGGTTCCGATGTGGGCACCTCCGGGCGGCAAGGGCGTCATTGACGTTGCCCAGGAAACCTACAAGGGCTACACCATCAAAGTGACGGAGTTCTACGACGGCACGAACGACAACAGCATCATGCGGTTGGACGTCCTGTTCGGCTGGGCGGCAACGTACCCCGAGCTGTCGGTCAAGTACTACACCGTCTAATTGACGTTGGCGCGGGGAGCAATCTCCGCGCCCCTTGGAGGAGTTGGGCATGAACGTAACCGTAACAATGCTTCAATCGGGCCGTACTGACGACTGGGGCCGTCCTCTTGTAGCGGGCAGCAGCTACTCGTTGGATTTCGACCGGGCCAAGTCACTGTGGCAAGCCGGCTTTGCGTCGGTGGCTGACCCTGCGATATTCGAAGACGACAATACCCCTGTGGGCGGGGCCATCCTTCGCACAACTAGGTTTGCTGACTTCCGAAGATCGTTGCTGGCATCCCTTGTCGTCAGTTCCACGGCGGCGAGAACCAATGGTCTGGTCACAGTAACCGCTGCGGCCCACGGGATCACCACAGGAACGCTGTATACAGGATTCCGGTTCTTCTACCCTGGGTCGGCGAGTCTGGCGGCTGGATGGTACGATTCCATCGGTTCGGTACCCACCGCCAATACTCTGACGTTCTATGCTCCAGGCTCTGACTTCGGCAGCGAGAGCGTGAACGGTGGGGCGGCATACACCACTACCACTACCGTCCAGGGGCAGACAGTTATTCCTGGGGGGACTCTCGGGGACAACAGCGCGCTTCGGCTGTCTGTGGTTAGCGGCGGCGGGTTGACGGCAGCCATCAAGACGATCAGGCCTCTGGTCAACGGCACTTCTTTGTCCCAAGTCACGGCAACTGGGTTTCCGTTCTGCGCCAGGGATTTTGACATAGTTAGCAACGGCCCTACATCCCTGATCTGTAACTTCATTCAGTATAACGGGGGGGCCAGTTCGTTCACAACTGTCACGGTTGACAGGTCTCTGGACATTCCGGTACAGCTGCAACTTACGGTGTCGGCGGCAGCAGACTTCGTGCTGGTATATCCGCCCGCCCGGTTGCACTTTATCATCTAGGAACTCTGATGGCTATCCAACGTTTCGCAACAAAGGCAGCTGCAGAAGCAACAGGCGGTCATGTGGCGTGGGTGTTCGACAAGACCGGCACCCCCTGGGAGGCACGCACCGACGCGGACGCCCCCATAGACTTGCGCCCGACGGTCACCAAATGGCAGCTGATTCAAGCCTGCTCCGACGCCGGCTGGACTGAAGCCCAGATCGACGCCTCTGTGGCCCTGCTCACAGCCAAGCGTCAGCGGCGATGGAAGTACTGCGACCTGATCGACCGTGACAGCCCGCTGTCTGTCGGCATACGCACCAACATGGTTCCGGTCCCCACCCCGACGCAGTGGAACGCAATCTTCGTTGCGGCGGCGGCCCTGGACCCCCTATTGGTGTAGCCATGGGCTGGATGTACTTCCTGGGGTTCTCGGCCCTGTTGGCGTTTCTCGTTTGGTGGTCCATCACGGAGCCTTAGCATGGCCATAACCGCACTTCAGCTTATCACCAACTCCATGCGATTGCTGGGGGCGGTGGCTTCCGGCGAGACCCCCACATCGGACGAGCAGAATGACGCCCTGGTGGTCCTCAACGACCTTCTGGACTCTTGCAACAACAAGGGTCTGGTGGTGTTCGCCAACTCCAACAGCGCGTTCAGCCTGATCGGCGGGCAGCAGTCCTACACCATCGGCCCTGCGGCGGCTAACTTCACCGCCACCCGTCCGGTGGGGATTGAATACGCCTACGTCACCTACAACACGCTGGACTTTCCCCTGAGGCTGCTCAATCAGCAGCAGTGGAACGCAATCACCCTCAAGAGCTTTCAGGCTCCGATTCCCAACTCGCTGTACTACGTGGGCGAGTACCCCCTGGGCGTCATCAACATTTGGCCTATCCCCTCCGCTGCGATGGTGCTCACCCTCAGCGTGAACATGCAGTTCTCCCCCCTGTCCACGCTGTCGTCGAGCATTGCCTACCCTCCGGGGTACGCCAAGTGGCTCCGGTATCAACTGGCCTGCGAGCTGGCTTCTGAGTTCAAGCTGCCGGTCCCGGCTGAGGTCAAGGAAACCGCCAGGGAAGAACTGGGCGACATACAGGCGGCCAACCGTCAGCAGCCGGTATCCAACTTCGACACCGCACTGACCGGGGGCCAGTCCATCGGCATCGCTGGCTTCCTGGGAGGCTACTAATGTCCAGGGTATCGCTGGCTTCTCCGTTGGAAACTCGGGCGGGGAACAATACCAAGGACTCCAGGACCATCAACGGAATCCTGGAGGCTGCAGGGGATCAGTCCGGGGTCATTAAACGTCCCGGCAGCGCCAGCGTCGGGTCGGTTACGTCTGGCACGTCTCAGTTGTTGGCGGAGTTCAACAACAAAGCGGTGACGGTGATCGGCGACTCTCTCAAGGTCAACACGGTCTCCCCGTTCGCCACCGACTCCACCACGGCGCTTTCGCCCCTGTATGGGTCGCTGGGCTTTACCAGCGTGGCGAAGGGGCAGGCGGCCAACGACAAAGCCCTGTTCCTGAAGACCTCCAAAGAGGCCTGGGTACTGACGTGAGAGTGCCCCTTCCCACTGACTTCACGGCCCGGTTGTCCAGCGCGTCCAAGGATGCGAGGATGATCAACGGCATGAAGGAAGCGAAGGAAAGCGGAGCAGTAGTTCTGAACCGTCCGGGGCTGGTAGATACAGGGTACGACTACACTGGGGCTCAGGGGGTGTTGGGCCTGGGCGGGTTTCTGTACCTTGTGTACGGCGACAAGTTTGAGTTGAGCGCCTATACTGGAGGTACGCCCCCTTCAGGAGACATATACATAGGAACCTACGTTGATGGGTACTATGCCATGGTAGATAACCCTCCAACTCCGCCTGGGCCTGGAGACTATTACTGGAGCGCAACCCCTCCCGGACCCAAGAGGTACCAAGTCTACAGCGCCTATGGGTTGATCCTCAGATCATACAACTCCCCTGACTACTGGGCGTATAGGGGCGATGTTACCTTTGGCAGCGCAACCCTGGACATAGAGCCTACCCTGGACCTGGCAGCGTCCAGAGAGGCCGCCATACTTCAGGCCATAGCTTCTCTTCCAATAAGCTGTCCTGGTCTGAACCTATCTACTAGACTGGACTTCTCAGGGTACATAGGCTACTCTAAGACTGTTCAATACTACCCTAATGCCTATCAGATAGACGCTTCATACGTCAACGTAGATAGTGTAGTCCTATACTCCACTGGCGATACCGTAAATACTGGATTTCACTATGACGGGTATCCCGACATAACCTGCGGCTACGCAAGACTCACCCCAAAACTAAAAGGGGCCAACGCCATAGATACCCCGCCAGCGGACCCCAGCTGTGCTGCGGCCACTAACGGGTACTCCCCTGACCTATTTTTGGTCAGAGTAGTGTAGTCATGACCACCCTCACCGTCACCGTGGCTGGTCAACCGTTCGACATGATGCAATATGTCGCTCAGCAGAGCATATACGGCATCTTCTTCAAATCAGCGTATGACGCATTTTCGTTCGAGGCCAACGTGCTAACAAAAGTCACCGACGCAGACTACCCTGGATGGAGCAGCGTCA